CGGCATCTGATTTATTGTATGTAGGACGGGCAACAACTCGAAAGCTGTACAAATATGGAATTGAAACGATCGGTCAACTTGCGAACACAGAGCCAGAATTGCTTCGGGATTGGTTTGGCAAGGTCGGTCTGATTCTCCATTACTTTGCCAATGGCCGGGATGAGTCGCCGGTTATGCAGGTCGGAGATGAAACGATCATCAAATCGATCGGTAATAGCACGACCACGCCGCGTGACCTTGAGAACGAACTGGATGCCAAGATCGTGTTCTATATGCTCGCTGAAAGCGTGGCTGAACGCCTTCGGGATCATGGGTTGCTGGCAAAGACGGTGCAAATCAGCGTTCGGGATAATGGGTTATTTTGGTTTCAAAGGCAAATGAAGGTAGACGAACCAACCTGTCTCGCGAGCGAACTCTGTGATACGGCGATGGAGTTGTTACACGCGAATTACCGTTGGCAAAACCCGCTGCGCAGTATTGGGATCCGTGGTTGCGATCTCATGCCCGCAAGCACGCCGAAACAGCTCAAGCTGTTTGAGGATGAGGCGGAACGCGAGAAGTTGGAACAACTGGAACGTACGGTAGACGACATTCGCCGGCGGTTTGGCCATTATTCAATCTATCGGGCGGTCGTGGAATTCGATCAGACACTCAAGCACATCAATCCCAAGGAAGATCATACGATCCATCCGATCGGGTACTTCAAAGCGACCTGATGTGAAACATGAGCTTCGGTCTACATTTTGGGCCGAACCAAAATGCCCTGAAACAAGACGAGTCATACGATCCTTGTGATCGCGTTAACAGATGATGTGAGGTGAAAAAGGATGCAGGAAGTAAAGAAAGAATATGTGTCGATCCTCGCGCAGATTCACGTGGACGGCGCTATTCAGCCGCTCTGTATTCTGCTGGAGGACGGTCGCAAATTCGATATCGATGAAGTGAAAAATAAATGCCGGGCCGCCAGCTTGAAGGCAGGTGGCTGCGGGATTCGATATACGGTCAGAATCGGAGAACGAGACACCTATCTTTTTGATGAAGATGGGCGCTGGTTCGTGGAGATGAGGCTAAGTTCGTAATATGAGCAATGCATGTGTTGTAAGGTACGAACATGCGCACAGCGTTTCTTTCGCCGATATGGTCCGGGACAGATTCTCGAGCCAGTTGTACGCGGAGCTTGCCCGAAATGCAAAGCTTCAGTCGATCGATCTGCAGAACGTAGCGCTTGGTGAAGTTATTGTAACCGGCATAGAGCGGAATGTTCTATATGCGCATGTCTATTTCGATTGCAAGGTCAGTGAATCCGACAGTTTGATTCGAAAACCGTTTGTGGCGGATTGTTATTTTAACATTCAGGATGGATTCCAGCAGATTTACTTTCGTTGTATCGGCCCAACCTGGCCGACCTTCCAGATCAAACAATCGTTACCGGACGATTTGGTTCCTTCTATTGCGAAAGACCGATTGGACGATGTGGCGCGTACTCTACTAAAGGATCTGTATCCGAACGCGCTACGAAACGCCATTCCCGTGCCGGCCGTGAGCGTTGCCCATAGGGTTGGGCTGAGTGTGCATTACGCTGGCATTGACCCGAACGACGAGCTCCTGGGTAAGATTTACTTTGAGGACAGTACGGCCGCCGTACAGGATCCGGTAGACGGTAGGAGCAGGATTCTGGCTGTAAAACGCGGTACGATGCTGATCAATCGCCGACCTGACGGTCGATGGGATCCGCGCATTTCCAACAACACCATTTTGCACGAATGCGTGCACTGGTTGCTGCACCGACAGGCATATGAGCTGCAGAAAGCGTACGATCCGCAGTTGACTGCGATTGCCTGCAGGAGAGCATCTTCTTTGAACCGATCCCGCGAATGGACAGCGCTGGATCGCATGGAATGGCAGGCTAACGCGCTCGCGCCACGGATCCTCATGCCGGAATGGTCGACACGCATGTACACGGATCAATGGATCCGACGCATGGAAAAAGTGCCGCCGAAACTACGCATGGACCGTATCGTGGAGAAGCTGTCCTGCTACTACGAAGTATCCCGTTCGCTTGCCAGAATTCGGTTGATTGAGCTCGGATATCAGGACGCGAAGCTCGGATACGCTGCTCCGGTGCAGTACAAGATTGATTTTCAGGACGCGATGCAGGAATTCCTGCGAAACGAGTCGTTTCGTAATGTTCTGGCCGCTGGTGAATATGCGTATGTCGACAAACACTTCTGTATCCGTGACAGCCGGTACATTTCCCGTGGGGATGACGGCGTTCTGCACCTGAGCGCATATGCAAAATCGCACCTGGCGGAATGCTGCCTTGCATTCGACGTTCAGCGCAGGAGCGCGTGGACGCAGGATGGCATGCTGCGGGATAAGCGGCAGACAGCGCAGTATGTTGAAGCGGCTTTTGATGTACAGCGTTTAAAGAAGACAACGCAGGATGTCAGCCATGTTTTAAACGGGCTACCGAATTCCTTCGGAGCGACATTGGAAGCACATATGCAGCGGAAAGGCATGACCCAGGAGCAGTTGGCGGAATCGAGTCTCCTGGCAGTACGCAGCATTCGCACCTACCGTGGTGCAGAGTATCCGTATATTACGCTTCCCCGAGTAGTTGCTCTTTGTGTCGGATTAAAACTTCATCCGATTCTTGCAGCAGATCTCGTCAGGAAGGCGGGGCTGTGCTTCAATCAATCACAAGAGCATTTGGCTTACCAGATATTACTGGGCACCATGACGCATAGCTCGATCTATGAATGCAACGATTATCTACGCGCTGTAGGGGTACCCACTCTTGGGAAAGAAGAATGAGAATATTGTAAGCGCTTTAGCCGGATGTTTTGTCCGGCTATTTTTGTACTCGCAGGAATGGAATCCTTGCTCCCTAATTCGAGGGGGCTTTTTTTATTTTTGGGGACGCTCTGCTCGTCAAGGATAGTCCGTTTCGACCTATTTCGAGTCCATTTCAAAGAAAATTTTATCCAAAACCGGCAACGCGTTGCCGGTTTTTGGCCCAAAAACGGCTCTTTTTGGGGTCATTTTAGAGCTGAAATTCAAAAAAGCCGCATAAACAGGGCGTTTTTCAACCGGCAACTTGTTGCCGGGTCAAAAAAGCTCATTTTTTATATGCTCTGCCCGCGAGGTTGACCAACGGAAACACCGAGCACAGCACCTAAAAAACTGAATATCCAGTGCGTCAGTCAACACATGAAAGATACTCCCGTGCAGTCGAGGATAACGTCCCAGAGCACGGCCCGGCGGGAAGCGGGGAGGCGAAGAACCTGTGGGTGAGAACGACCGGCTGACGCGCTCTTGGCTCTTATTCGAACAAAATACCTTGGAGTGAACAAATGGAACAAAACATGAAAAACCGGATGCCGATCAAGGCGCATCCATACGAGCATCAGCAGCGGGCATATGAATTTGCCTGCCGCCTGTTCGGCCTGACAGGACACGACCCGCCGCCGAGCCGCGGCGTGGCGCTGCTCATGGAAATGGGAACCGGCAAAACGCTGACGACCATTGCGGTCGCAGGAAGGCTGTACCGCGATGGAAAGATCGCTCGCATGCTGATCGTCGCGCCGCTGTCGATCCTCGGCGTGTGGCAGGAGGAGTTTCGCAAATTCGCGGATTTTTTGTACTCGCTCACGGTTTTCAACGGAGCAGGATCGAGAAAAATCGAGAATTTGCGACAGATTCCGACAAATGGCTTGCAGGTTGCGGTGATCAACTACGAATCCGCATGGCGGCTAGAAGGAGAGCTCTCCGCGTGGGACGCTGACCTTATCGTCTGCGACGAAGGGCACAAGATCAAAACGCACAATATCGCTGCGAGTAAATGCATGCACCGGCTTGGCGCAAAAGCACGGTACCGAATGCTGCTGACGGGAACAATTATAACCAACAAAGCCATCGACGTTTTCAGCCCGTACAAATTCCTGAACCCGGCGATCTTCGGCAACAGCTTCTATGCGTTCCGAAACCGCTACTTCGACATGACCGGGTACGGCAATCATGTTCCAGTACTGAAAGAAAGCAGGGCGGATGAACTCTCCCGGCGCATCCACAGCATCGCGTTCCGGGCGACGAAGGCCGAGTGCCTCGATCTGCCGGAAACGACGGACGTCATCCGGATAGTGGAACTGGAGCCGAAAACCCAGCGGCTCTATCGCGATATGGTACACGACAGCTTTATTGCAATCAACGGCAGCGAAGTGACCGCCGCGAACGTGTTGACCCGCCTGCTGCGGCTTTCGCAGCTGACCGGCGGATTTCTGCGCAGCGACGATTCGGATCGCTCCGTTCCGGTGAGCAGCGCGAAGCTGTCGGCGCTATCGGATATCGTGGACGGCATGGCAGAGGAAGGCAAGAAGCTTGTGATCATCGCCCGATTCCTGCCGGAGATCGACGCGATTCGAAAGATGCTCGAACAAAAGGCGATCCGCTATTCCGTCGTTTCAGGCGAAGTAAAGGATCGGGACGAGGAGGTACGGAGGTTCCAGACGGATCCGGATACGACGGTATTTATTGGCCAGATCGCAACAGCCGGACTGGGCATTACGCTCACCGCCGCCGACACGATGGTTTTCTACTCGCTGGATTACAGTATGTCGAACTTCGAGCAGACAAAAGCGCGGATCCACCGCGTCGGGCAACGGAACCCTTGCACCTATATCTACCTTGTCGCCGCCGGCACCGTGGATGAAAAAGTGCTCAAAGCGCTGCGAGACAAAGCCGATCTGGCCAGAGCCCTGATCGACGACTACCGGGCGGGTAAGAACCCGTTCCAAAACAACTGAATCGGAGGAAAAGCAATATGCAATCGGATGAACTGTTCGCGCTGGCGGACCAACTGCGCGAATTGAAGGAAACAAAGAAATACGCCGAGCAGGAACTCAAGGAAATCACGGCGGAGATAGAGCGTGTCGACGACGCGTTGGCCGAGCTTATGGTTACGAGCGAAACACAGAATTTTACCCGCAACGGTACGATGTTCTGCCTGACAAACACGACGCGCGCGTCGGCGGCAGCCGGACGGAAGGAAGAACTGTTTACGGCGCTGCGAAGCGCAGGGTTCGGGGATTTGGTATACGAGACCGTCAACGCCAACTCGCTCTCGGCGTTCGTAAAGGAACAGACCGCGGAGAACGAGGACGTCCTGCCATCCTGGCTGGACGGGCTTGTGAACGTATTCGAAAAAACAACGGTTGGCGTGCGCAAAGCCGCCAGATGAAAGGAGATTCCACATGAATAACACAGAACTGACCACCAGCACCAACGCTTTTTCTCAACTCGCTGATTTTAACCTCGACGAGACCATGACCGAGGAACTCGACGGGCTGTCGCTTGCGTTCGATCGGATCCGGATTCCGTCGGGCGGCAGTACGGTGTTCGAGATGCCCGGCGAGGATGCGGACGAGCCGGAGACGATCAAGGAATTCACCGGCGTCATCCTCTATCACCATCCTGTGTTTGCGTACTACAAGGAGAAATACACCGGTGGAAACACGCCGCCCGACTGCGGCAGCTTCGACGGTGTGACCGGCGAAGGCGATCCCGGCGGGCTGTGCTCCAAGTGCCGTCTGAACCAGTTTGGCACCGGGGAGAACGGATCGAAGGCATGCCAGAATCGCAGGCGGCTATACATCCTGCGCGAGGGCGAAGTCTTCCCGCTTGTACTGTCGCTGCCGACCGGGTCGCTCAAGGAGTTCACCCGCTATATCCAGCGGCTTTTGGGTAAGGGGCAACGCTCCGCGGGCGTGGCAACAAAATTCTCGCTGAAGAAAGCGGTCAATGCCGGAGGGCTCGCCTATTCGCAGGCGCAGTTCTCGCTTGCGCGGAAACTGACGGCCGAGGAATTGCCGATCGTCGCCGGAATGGCCGAGCAGATCAAGGCGTACGACAAGAAGCTGGGCTTCACCGTGGATCAGGACGGCTTCGTCGATATCCCGGCGGAGATCGACCCGGAGACCGGCGAGATCATAGACCCCATGCAATAAGGACAATATGCAGGGGAGCGGGTGACCGCTCCCCGTGCTCACGAAAGGAAAAAGCATGAAATATATGCAAAGCATTGAACGGGTACCGCTCAACGAAATCAGCATCGAAACATATCAGCGTGTACTGAACAACGCGCGTGTCAAACGGATCGCCGATAACTTCGATCCGGCACGCGTCGGGGTACTGCTGCTTTCCAAGCGCGGCCCGCATATCTACGCGATCGTGGACGGACAGCACCGGCTCTGCGCCATGCGCCAAATAGGCGTTCAGGACGCCGTATGCATCGTGGTGGTCGGCATGACCTACGAGGACGAAGCAAACTACTTCCGCATCCAGAGCCGGGACTCCAACCCACTCAATGCCTATTCGCTGTATAAGGCCGGAGTGGAAGCAAAGGATGAACATTTTCTGCGAATTGAAGCGATCCTCGAAAAGAACCAATACACGGTCGGCTTGAAAGCGGAACCCATGGTGATTACGGCGGTGAACACGCTCTCACGGGTCATGACCGTGCAGGGCGAACGCGCGTTGGACCTTGCGCTGCAGTGCATTCGGCTTGCCTGGCATGGGGATTCCACAGCACTGCGCAGGGAGATGTTGGCGGGTATATCGGAGTTTGCGCGGCGGTATGAATCGAAGCTGACAGCTGCGTTGTTCAATAAGCGATTTGGCACTCTGCTGCCGGCGGACTTGTTCTTTGAATACCGTGCGCGGAGCGAAGGGCGCGTCAATGCGCATAATGCCTTCAAGCCGATCTACCTGCAGATCTTCTGCGGTATGCTCCGCGATTATTACAACAAGGGCCTTGGAAGCACGTCAAAGCTGCGGCTTAAAACAGAGGACGAACAATATGGCGTGTAAAACACAGACGATCCCAATGTCGTCCATTCTGGTATCCGCCCGTATTCGAAAGGATACGGGCGATCTGACCGAGCTGGCGAACGACCTGCAAAAGCATGGCCTGATCAATCCGATTACGGTCATGGACTGCCAGAACGGGCAATACCAGCTAATCGCGGGTCTGCGTCGGATGGAAGCGGCAAAGCAGATTCAGATGCCGGAGTTACGCGCGACGGTGCTCTCGCCCATGCAGGCAGAAGAAATGCTCGCAATCGAGATCGCGGAAAACGAGCAGCGTCTCAACTTCACAACCGCCGAACGGTTGGAATATGCCGAGAAAATTAAGGCAGTCGAGCAGGCAAAAGCGCGGGAACGGATGTCGTTGCATGCCCGTGACGGGTATGAAACGAATCAGGTTAGGGACGAACGACCCTACCCTGAAAAAGGTAGAGCTAGAGATGCAATCGCTTCAAGTGTTGGGTTTTCGAGTGGACGTCAATATGAGCGTGCGGTTGCCGTTGCAAAAAAGCGACCAGACCTTTTATCGAAGATTGATTCCGGTGAAAAGAGTATCTTTGGTGCATATCAAGAAGCGAGGGGTGCAGATGTTAAAAAACAAGCAGATCATTTGGAAGAAACGGAATCACCCCAAAAGTCGCCCATATCGACCGATCAGATCGCCCGCGCCGGCGTGATCCGGCTCATGAAGAACCCGCATTTTCGTGATTTGCAGGACGAGCTGCAAAATACCCAGGCAGAAGCAACCGCCGCGAAGACGAAGCTGAAGCGCGCTACGGAGGCATATGACAACAAAGTAAAGCATTTTGAAAACAACATATCGTTCCTGTCTCGTCTGGTGAAGGAACTGAAAGAAGAAAACGCAGCGCTCCGTGAGCGGCTGGGAATGGAGGCAAGGCATGTCAAACGCGTCGAATTTGGCAACCCCGACGGGATCATTGGGATTCCCGAGGATACTGTATCTTGAACGAACGGATCGACCTATGGTGTTTATCTGCTCGCCATATGCCGGGTGTATTCAGCAGAATGTTCAGAGTGCGCGCCAGTATTCCCGGTTTGCATATATCAGCGGGTACATGCCGATTACACCGCACCTGATGTACCCGCTGTTCCTGGACGACGGGCGTGTAAAAGAGCGGCAGGACGGCTTGGACATGGGACTACGGCTTCTGGATCTGTGTGAAGAGATCTGGGTTTTCGGCGAGCACTACAGCCGAGGTATGCAGCGAGAGATCGCGCATGCCACCGCACGACTCATGAAGATCCGCTGTTTCAACGACGAGTGTAATGAGGTGAGACAATATGACATTTCCGCAGGAACTCGCTGAACGCCGGCAGTGGATCTGCTGGCGGCTCGAACCGAGCATGAAGGGCGACCGACCGAACAAAACGCCGTACTCCCCGCACTCGAGCCGCCGTGCGTCGTCCATCGACCCGACGACTTGGGGTACGTTGGAGGATGCGCGGAGGGCTTGCGAAAAATACAATTACACCGGCCTTGGGTTCGTGTTCACGAACGACGACGATTTCGTCGGCGTGGACATTGACCACTGCCGTAACAAAGACACCGGCGTGTTGAACGAAACGGCCGCGGCGATCATCTCGAAGGCAGCGACGTACACGGAGATCAGCCCGTCGGGCGAGGGCTTACACCTGTTCTTTCATGGAACAATCCCGCCCGGCGGAAATAAAAACAGCAAAACCGGCGTTGAGATGTATGCTTTCGGCCGTTATTTCACCATGACCGGCAACCGGTTGGGCAACGCGTCATTGTCGGTACAGAAAGACTCCGGCGCATTGGCTTGGATTCATGCGACGTATATCAAACCGCCGAAACCGGAGAAAGCGGCGAAACCGAAAAAAGAAAAGCAGAGTCCGCGCTCCCGGAAATCGAAGACCGCGCCGCTTACCGACGAGGCCGTGCTCGAGCGCGCGCTTGCCGCGGATAAGGACGAGCTGTTCTCCAAGCTCTGGTCTGGCAGATGGGAGGAACAGTACGACTCCCAGTCCGAAGCGGATATGGCGTTATGCTGCAAGCTGGCGTTCTGGACAGGGAAAAACCGCGAACAGATGGACCGGTTGTTCCGGCAGAGCAAGCTGTATCGGGATAAATGGGACGAACGACACCATGCCAGCGGCGCGACGTACGGAGAGGAAACGATCGCAAAAGCGTTCGATCTAGTCGCGGAATCCTTTAGTCCGGCGTCGAACACACCGGTGTTCGAATTCGAGGGTCGGTACTATCGCGCCAAGGGCGACACGGTAACGCCGCTGACGAATTTCATCGTAAAGCCGCTGGAGATGATCGAATCCGAGGACGAGACGCAGCTCACGGCCGATCTGGTCACCGTGCGTGGCGAAACATTCCGGCACTCGTTTCTGACGACCGATTTTGCGAATCTGCAGCGGTTCAAGAACACGCTGAACAAGCGAACGATTGCGTTGAGCTATACCGGTTCGGAAGGCGATTTGGAGCTGTTGAAAGCGTTTCTATCCGAGCTGGACTGGGTGCGAAAGAAAGGCGTCCGTGCATCCGGCACGTATTTCCATGGCGGACGATGGGTCTTCGTCGGCGGAGACCGCGCCGCCGATGGCGATGGAAACGATGTTTCCGATATCCAGCAGTTCGAGCAGTACCGCGCGTCCAGTCCAGACATTTTGGATGCGAAGCCGCTGGCTGCGGAGCAGCTTCCGGCGCTTGGAAAGTTGCTGCTTGGATACAACGAGCCGGCGAAATCGGTCGCCGTGCTGGCATGGTGCGCAGGATGCTTTGTCAAAGAGCACCTGAAGGGCTTGAAGATCAAGTACCCGCACCTGTTTCTGATCGGCGAAGCCGGCAGCGGCAAGAGCAACACGCTCGAACGCGTGATCCTGCCGATCTTTTCAAAGACGCGCATTGCCGCGGCGTCGCAGGTAACGCGGTTCACGATCATCAAGGAATCGACGTCATCGAACCTGCTGCCGCAGCCGTTGGACGAGTTCAAACCGTCCAAGATCGACCGGCTGACGCTGAACGTATTGCTCAACCATATGCGCAACGCATATGACGGTACGGACGGCGAACGCGGTCGCGCGGACCAAACGTCGGTGAAATATCCGCTGACGTCGCCGCTCGTGGTGGCCGGCGAAGAGTCGCCCGCCGAGGCGTCGATCCGGGAGCGCAGCATTGAGCTGCTGTTTTCGAAAAAGGACCTGAAACCGGAAGCGCATCGAGTGGCGTTTGCAAAACTATCCGCCGTACCGGATACGCTGGCGTCGTTCGGCCGTTCGCTGCTCGACGCGGCGCTGAACACAGCGGCGGCGGACGTGGAGTCGTGGTACAAAGCGGGGATCGCGCAGTTCGAGCCGGAGCTACCTTCGCGGATCCGGAACAACCTTGCCTGCTGCGTCGCCGGACTGCGGCTGGTGGAATGCGTATGCCAACGAAACAAATGGGGCTGGGCGGACGTCTTTACTATTTCATTCGATAACTGCGTTCGGTATCTGACGTTCGGTGCAAAAGAATTCCTCCTGGACGGCGGAGACGCGAACAAGGGAATTATTGAACAGACGCTTGAAATCATGGCGCGCATGGGGCTCTACCAAAACGAATGGACGATCATGGAGAACCTCGATCACGTGGCCATCTGTTTCAGGCGCTGCTACGATCGCTACACGCAGTACCGGCGCGAGCATGCGATCGGCGGAGAATTTCTGGAATACGCACAGTTCCTAAAGCAGCTTCGTCAATCGGATCTGTTTATCGCGTATAAGCCGGTGCGAATCAACGGAGAACTGCGGCGAGCGTATGTACTGGACTATGACGAGATCAAAAAACGCTGTGATGTAACGAGTTTTGACAGCACGGCTCCGGAGCCGATCTCCCCTTGGGAATAAGAATCACCTGTTACTTGTTACTAATGTAACCTTCATTTTTAGAGCTACGCGGAAAAGTTGAACCTCTCACGCGTGCGCGCGCGTACGCGCGTGCGTGTGTATATAGCCGCAACTCTAGTTTCAGGGAGTAACACGTAACAGGTAACGGAAAGGAATCAGATGTTGGAGAAAGATATCGTCGCCGCGATCATGCGGTGGCTGAAGACGGTTCCACGCTGCTTTGCGTGGAAGGAGCATATCGGTATGTACGGCACGGCCGGCGTGCCGGATGTGATCTGCTGCCTGGACGGCCGGTTCTTTGCTTTCGAGGTCAAAACCCCGGAAGGCAGGCTGACCAAACTGCAGGAACATACAATCCAAGGAATCAAAGACGCCGGCGGCCATGCGTTTGTGGTTCGATCGGTCGATGACGTAAAAGCCGTCCTGTGGGCTTACGCAGGAATTGAAATCTAACCAAAGGAGGATGACCCATGAATGCCAAAGAATATTTATCGCAGGCATATCGCATTGACCAGCGGATCAACAGTAAGCTGGAACAGGTGATGTCCCTGCGTGATTTGCTGGGGAAAGCGAACGTGACGTTGACGGGCATGCCCAAGACCCCGACGCCGAACCCGCACTCCATGGAGGACATCATTGTGAAGATGGTCGATCTGGAGAGCGAGATCAACGACGACATTGACACGCTTGTTGATCTCAAAGCGGAGATCATGCGCTGTATCAAACGTGTGGACAACCCGGAGTATCAGACGCTGCTGGAGATGCGGTATCTGTGTTTCAAGCGCTGGGAGGAGATTGCTATCGAACTAAGCTACAGCATGCAATACGCTTTTCGCATGCATGAGCGTGCGCTGGCGGAGACGGAAGTTTTTCTGAAAAAGGAGAGTAAAGTTGATTGAAAGAGAGTTTACCCCTTTGATATTCTTATGATGTCAAAAAAGAAGAGAGCTTCCGTAAACAAAAAGCGGAGGCTCTTTTTTATGCCTGGGAGGAACAGCATGCCAAGGAAACCCAAGCGTCCGTGCTCCTATCCGGGCTGCGGCAGGCTGACTGACGGTCAATACTGCGAAGAGCACAAACGGATGGCGGAGCGGCAGTACAACCACTACGGTCGCGACCCCGAAACCAACAAACGCTACGGCCGCGCATGGAAGAAGATCCGCGCGCGGTTTCTTTCTAAGCACCCGCTGTGCGAACAGTGCAAGAAGGCAGGCAGGTTAACGCCTGCGGAGGAAGTGCATCACATCCTGCCGCTGGCAGACGGCGGAACGAACGACGAGAGCAATCTCATGGCGCTTTGTAAGAGCTGTCACTCAAAGATAACGGCAGCGAGCGGCAATGGCAAAGGATATTGAAAGATGTATTGGAATATCTTCGAAAAGCTACCCCGTGGGGTATGTAAATCGCTACAGGCTTGATTTTCGGACAACGCGGTCGGGTCGCGTGTAAACTTTCGCGATTTCAAGAGGGTGAATAGCCCTCTTATTATTTTGGGGAGGAAACGGATATGGCAAACGGTCATGGGGGTGCGCGGCCCGGTGCCGGCAAGAAGAAAAAACCGCTTGCGGATAAAGTGCTCGAGGGCAACCCCGGAAAGCGGCAACTACAGGTGATCGAATTCAAAACATCCGCGGACCTACAGGGCCAGCCCATGCCGCCGCCGCGTGAAATGTTATCGGCGGTGCAGAAGGATGGCAAGCCGCTCATTGCTTCGGAGATTTACGAACGGACATGGGCTTGGCTGAACGAGCGTAGCTGCGCCGCTCTGGTTTCACCGCAGGTGCTGGAGCGATACGCCATGAGCGCAGCGCGCTGGATCCAGTGCGAAACGGCGATTTCGGAGTACGGGTTCTTGGCAAGGCACCCGACGACGGGGAACGCGATCCAATCACCGTATGTGGCTATGAGCCAGACGTACATGAGCCAGACGAACCGCCTCTGGTATGAGATCTATCAGATCGTAAAGGAAAACTGCGCAACCGGATATACAGGAGAAACACCTCAGGACGATGTAATGGAGCGGTTGCTGACGGCGCGGAGAGGCGGATGAACCCATGGACGAAATACAGGAATTCATCCGTTCCCTCCGGTATTACCGTCTGACCAGCCAGCATCGAAAAACGCTGCGCGGACAGGCGCTGGCCGGGAATCTCCCGGCGGCAAAGGCGGGGCTGCACAGAATCGTGAAGAAAGGGCATCAGCATGGATATTCAAACACTGCCGGTGGCAAAACTCGCACCGGCGGAATATAACCCGCGTAAGGATTTAAAGTCCGGTGACCCGGAATATGAGAAACTGAAGCGCTCGATCACTGAGTTCGGATATGTGGAACCGGTCATTTGGAACAGGACCACCGGCCATGTTGTCGGCGGTCACCAGCGGCTGAAAGTGCTGATCGATACCGGCGTGACCGAGGTCGAGTGCGTGGTTGTGGATATGAGCGAGGAGAAAGAAAAAGCGCTCAACGTCGCGCTGAACAAGATCAGCGGCGACTGGGATAAGGAGAAGCTTTCGCTGCTCATCGCCGATCTGCAGTGCGCGGACTTTGACGTATCTCTGACAGGCTTCGATGCTCCTGAGCTGGATGCACTGTTCAAGGACGCGCAGCGCGATGGTGTTCATGACGATGATTTCGACGTCGACGCCGCGCTGAAAGAACCGGCGATGACGAAGCCGGGCGACCTGTGGCTGCTTGGAAAACATAAGCTTATCTGCGGCGACAGCACGAAGAAGGATGTATTCGACCTGCTCATGGACGGCCGCCAGGCAAACCTCGTGGTGACCGATCCCCCTTACAATGTGAACTACGAAGGCAGCGCCGGCAAGATCAAGAACGACAATATGACGGACTCCACGTTTTACGATTTCCTGCTGGCCTCGTTTCAGAACATGGAAGCCTCCATGGCTTCCGACGCGTCGATCTATGTGTTCCATGCGGACACCGAAGGTCTGAACTTCCGCAGGGCGTTCTCAGACGCAGGATTCTATCTGTCCGGTACATGTATCTGGAAGAAGCAGTCGTTGGTGCTTGGCCGAAGCCCGTATCAATGGCGGCATGAACCTATTCTTTTCGGTTGGAAGAAAAAGGGAAAGCACGAATGGTACGCCGACCGGAAGCAGACGACGATCTGGGAGTTCGACAAACCGAAGCAGAACGCCGACCACCCAACCATGAAGCCCGTGGAACTACTGGCGTACCCGATTCTGAATTCCAGCATGGCAAACTGCATTGTGCTGGACCCGTTCGGCGGAAGTGGCAGCACCCTGATCGCCTGCGAACAGACGGATCGGACCTGCTTCATGATCGAGCTGGACGAAAAGTTCTGTGACGTGATTGTTCGGAGGTACAAAGATCAAGTTGCGTGTGCTGACGACATCTACCTGATCCGAAACGGCGAGCGAATTTCTTACAAAGAAATCGCTGGCTTAGCCGAGAATTAACTTGCTATATACAGAATGTGGAGTGATATATGTACTACCGAAATTGAAGGAGGTAGACATAGGATGCAGATCAAGTACCATTTGGAAGGCAGCGAGCGGAAGGCGCTGCTGGCCGCCATGCGTGAAATCCTGCAGGACGCGCCCCGATATATGGGGCCGCCGAGCTTCGCGTTCACGGTCGGGCCGTACACCATCGACCGGCACGGGACGCTGAGCTGCCCGGAGAATGCGGATCCGACACAGATCGAAATGCTGATCCGCGAACTGGAGCACGACGGATTCATCGGCGAGCGTGTCGGCGAACCGGCGCAAACGCAGGAGCATACCACGGTTGAAGCGACGGTGGAACCGGATCGCCTGGCGATTGAGATGCCGAAGGACGGCATGACGCCGGCCGCGCTGGAGAACCTGCGGCGGCTGGTAGCAAGCAAAGCTACACTGCTGAAGAGAGCGCTCGGCACGGACAGCCTGCCGATTACGGAGCATGCGGATCGGATCGAGTTCGGATGGTTCCACCCGACCGACGAGCAGGCGGAGATCGGCGCTTATTACCAGCTGGTGCAAAAGTTCTGCGAGATGGCGAAAACGCAGAAGCGCGTAACTGCCACTGAGCAGCCGGCGGAGAATGAGAAGTATGCGTTCCGCTGCTTCCTCCTTCGGCTCGGATTCATTGGAGCGGAGTACAAGGAGTCGCGGAAGATTCTGCTGAAGAACCTTTCCGGCAATTCAGCGTTCAAAGACGCACGGGAAACGGAGGCGGACGCATGAACGGAATTCATCCCGACCTGCTAAAGCAGATGAAAGAGTATTATCGCCCGGGGACGCGCGTCATGCTGATCCGCATGCGCGATCCGTACACGAAACTCCGGCAGGGCGACCGCGGAACGGTGATCTGTGTCGACGATGTCGGCACCATACACGTTGCGTGGGATTGCGGCAGCTCGCTGGGTATAGCGTTTGGTGAGGACGAATGCCGCAAGATTGAGGAGGATGACCATGAGTAACCGCTTGCTGATCGCTTACGGCAGCAATCTGAACCGTAAACAGATGGCACATCGGTGTCCGACGGCAAAGCTGATTGGCGCGTCGACGCTGCGGAATCACAGGCTGCTGTTTCGGGGACCGCATGCCGCAGCGGTGGCGAACGTGGAAGCGCTGAAGGGCCGCAGCGTTCCGGTGCTGGTGTGGGAAATCACGCCGACCGATGAAGCGGCGCTCGACCGGTACGAGGGATTCCCGTACCTGTTCGAAAAACGGCAGTTCCGAATCCGGCTCGATGGCAAGCTCGTCAGCTGCATGGCGTATGTTATGATCGGCGATCATCCGCTCGGGAAACCGAGCGCTTTTTATTACAGCGAGATTCTGGAAGGATACAAAGACGCTGGGTTCGATGTGAACGTCCTGCGTACCGCGGTCAGCGAATCGGCAGCGGCTGCAGAGGATTAATTACCATTCGCATTGCCATGAAGGCTTCCGTTTTGGAGGCCTTTTTTCGTTGGGAGGGAGGCGGCGTCGATTCGAAAACTCAGGAAATACACGCCGACTCGCTTCATGTCGCGAAACTCGGTTTACGATAAAACGAAAGCGGACTTTGCAGTTGATTTCATTGAGTGCCTGTCTCATACCAAGGGAACATGGGCCGGGAAGCCATTTCTGCTGATTGATTGGCAGGAAAGGATTATTCGGGATCTTTTCGGAGTCGTCAAGCTAAATGGGTACCGCCAGTTCAATACGGCGTATATCGAGATTCCAAAGAAGAACGGTAAATCGGAGCTTGCGGCCGCGGTCGCGTTACTGCTGACTTGCGGGGATAACGAAGAGCGCGCCGAGGTATACGGCTGCGCCGCCGACCGGCAACAGGCGTCGATCGTATTCGAGGTGGCTAAGGACATGGTCACCATGTGCTCGGCGCTGTCGAAACGTGTGAAGATCCTAGCGTCGCAGAAGCGTCTCGTGTACTTGCCGACCGGAAGCTACTACCAGGTGCTCTCCGCCGACGTTGCGAACAAGCACGGTTTCAATACGCATGGCGTTATTTTCGATGAATTGCACACGCAGCCGAACCGGAAGCTATTTGACGTTATGACTAAGGGCAGCGGCGACGCGCGCATGCAGCCGTTGTATTTCTTGATTACGACGGCCGGCGACAATACCAATTCAATCTGCTGGGAAGTGCATTCGAAGGCAAAGGACATCCTTGACGGCAGGAAGACGGATGCGACGTTCTATCCGGTTATCTATGGAACGGAAGAGTATGATTCCTGGACCGATCCCAAGGTGTGGCGGAAGGCCAACCCGTCGCTCGGGATTACGATAGGGAAAGATAAAGTTCAGGCGGCGTGCGAAAGCGCGCAGCAGAATCCTGCCGAGGAGAACGCGTTTCGGCAATTGCGACTGAACCAGTGGGTGAAACAATCGATCCGTTGGATGCCGATGGACGTATGGGACAAATGTGCGTTTGCGGTTGACCCGGAGGAACTTGCCGGTCGTGTTTGCTACGGTGGTCTCGATCTTTCGTCCAGCACGGATATCACGGCGTTTGTGCTCGTATTCCCGCCGCTGGATGAAACGGACAAATACATGATCCTGCCATTTTTCTGGATTCCGGAGGAGAACATCGATCTGCGGGTCCGGCGTGATCATGTGAACTACGATCTTTGGCAGAAGCAGGGCTTCCTGCAAACGACCGAAGGCAACGTCGTACATTACGGGTTCATTGAGGCATTCATCGAGCAACTCGGCAAATTGTACAACATCCGCGAGATCGCGTTCGACCGCTGGGGCGCGGTGCAGATGGTGCAGAACCTTGAAGGCATGGGATTCACAGTCGTTCCATTCGGTCAGGGCTTTAAGGACATGTCTCCGCCGACGAAGGAACTCATGAAGTTGACGCTGGAACAAAGGATCGCGCACGGCGGTCAGCCGGTGTTGCGGTGGATGATGGACAACATTTATATTCGCACCGACCCGGCCGGAAACATCAAGCCGGACAAAGAAAAAAGCACCGAGAAAATCGACGGTGCCGTGGCGACGATTATGGCGCTGGACCGGGCGTTGCGGAATGGCGGTGGTGAGAATGAAAGCGTATACGATGGGCGGGGGCTGTTCATCCTCGACTAGTCGTTATGCTAGTTTCGAGCATGGAAATGAAACAAGGCAGTAAAAAACGCACCGCTACTTCAATTTATGGCTCCACCTGATCGTATTCTAACAAAGTTTGCCATTCCCGGCGCTTGTATAACACCCTGAGAACTTGCACGATATGATCGTCTTCGGTCGCTGAATAGAAAACGATGTAGTTGGCGACGAACATACGCCGCACACCGAGCGCGGCGTATGGTTCTTCCGGAAGCGGACGCTGCCGAAACGGAAGCTGTCGCAGCGAGTCGATGGCTTCGCGAAACGATACCAACAGTCGCGCAGCGGCTTCGGGTTCGTGTAGCGTATCGGCAATATAGCCGAAGATCTGGTTCAGATCCTGCTCAGCGGATTCTACGATCCGAATCTCATATGTTTCCAAGGCCGAACTTCCTTTCAATATCGGAAATAACGTCTTCGGCCTTGCGGCTCTTGCCGGCATCCGCATCGGCAAGCCCGGCGTCAAGCATGCGGTATAGCTCATGCTTACCGCTGAGCCGTTCGTATTCGGCGTTGGACATGACGACGAGATCGCCCGCACCGTTTTTTGTGATGAACACCGGTTCCTGATGTTTGTTGCAAAACTCGGAGATTTCTCCATACCGGTTGCGCAGATCGGAACTGGGACGGATCACAGCCATCGTGATCACCTCCTGCTTTTGATATGCATATTTTATCAACATAACGATACAAAGTCAAATGAGGTACATGCATGGGACTTCTGAATTCGATCTTCCATTCCCGCGACAAGCCGAAGAATTACTTGAGCAGCAGCTTCTACAGTTTCTTCTTCGGTGGCACGTCGAGCGGGAAGCCGGTGAACGAAACAACCGCCATGCAGATGACGGCGGTGTACTCCTGTGTGCGGATTCTGTCGGAAGCCGTGGCCGGGCTGCCGCTGAATGTCTATCGCTACAACGATAGCGGCGGTAAAGAGAGAGCACTGAAGCATCCACTCTACCGGCTGCTGCACGATGAGCCAAACCCTGAGATGACGAGCTTCGCGTTTCGGGAAACGCTCATGAGCCACCTGCTCCTGTGGGGTAACGCCTACGCGCAGGTGATCCGAAACGGCAGGGGCGAGGTGATCGCGCTTTACCCGCTCATGCCGGACAAAATGACAGTCGACCGTGACCAAAGCGGCCGGCTTTTTTATTTGTACCAACGCGGAGCGGAAGATGCGAAAGCGGTCGGAAACGACAGACGGGTTTACTTACCGCCTTCGGACGTGCTTCACATCCCCGGCCTCGGGTTCGACGGCCTGATCGGATATTCTCCGATCGCCATGGCGAAGAACGCGATCGGCCTGGCCATGGCCACAGAAGAATACGGTGCGAAGTTTTTCGCCAACGGCGCAGCCCCGTCCGGCGTGTTGGAGCACCCCGGTACGATCAAGGACCCGCAGCGGGTGCGCGACAGTTGGAATGCGGCGTATCAGGGAAGCAGTAACGCGCATAAGATCGCCGTGCTCGAAGAGGGCATGAAATATACGCCCATCGGCATTTCGCCCGAGCAGGCGCAGTTTCTTGAAACACGAAAATTCCAGATCAACGAGATCGCACGCATCTTTCGCGTGCCGCCGCACATGCTGGCAGACCTTGAAAAATCGTCGTTCAGCAACATCGAGCAGCAGTCGCTCGAGTTCGTGAAATACACGCTCGATCCTTGGGTCGTGCGCTGGGAGCAGAGCATGTGCCGGATACTGCTTTCCGAAAGTGAGAAGCCGGCGTACTTCATTAAGTTCAACGTCGACGGTCTTCTCCGCGGCGATTACGCCTCCCGCATGAGTGGCTACGCGATCGCGCGGCAAAACGGCTGGATGAGCGCGAACGACATCCGTGAACTCGAAAATCTCGACCGCATCTCGCCGGAACTTGGCGGGGATCTGTATCTCATTAACGGCGCGATGACAAAACTTCAAGATGCAGGGCTTTTCGGGAGCGCCCAGCAGAAAAAGGAGGATTCTTCTTGAAACGACAATTCTGGAACTGGGTGCGAAACGAAGACGGCACCCGCGCATTGACCCTCGATGGCGTGATCGCCGAGGAATCATGGTTCGACGACGACGTCACCCCGAAAGCGTTCAAAAAGCAACTGGACGCCGGAACGGGTGACGTTGTTGTTTGGATCAATAGCCCGGGCGGCGATTGCGTCGCAGCGAGCCAAATCTACACCATGCTAATGGAGTACAAAGGCAGCGTTACCATCAAAGTCGACGGTATCGCGGCGAGCGCCGCGTCGGTTATTGCCATGGCGGGTACCGAAGTGCTCATGGCCCCGACGAGCCTAATAATGATCCATAATCCGCTGACCGTAGCCATCGGCGACAGCGAGGAAATGCAGAAAGCGATCGCCATGCTGGACGAGGTGAAAGAAAGTATCGTCAACGCGTATGAACTCAAAACGGGACTGTCCCGGGCGAAGATCTCGCATCTCATGGACGCTGAAACGTGGATGAACGCGCAGAAGGCGATCGAGCTGGGCTTTGCCGATGGCGTGCTGACACGCGAAGCGGCGCTGCCTGAGGATGAAATCCCGATCAACAGTTATCAGTTCAGCCGCAGGGCGGTGACGAACTCGCTGCTGAGCAAATTGCCGAAACCCGAACCGAAGTACCCGTTAGAGCCGCTCGAGCAGCGGCTCAATCTTTTGAAAGTATGAGGAGGAAATCACATGAACCGTATTCAGGAACTCCGCGAAAAGCGCGCCAAGGCGTGGGACGCGGCCAAAGCGTTTCTCGATACCAAGCGCGGTACGGACGGCTTGCTGTCCGCCGAGGACGTGGCGACATACGAAAAGATGGAAGCCGACGTCGTCAGCCTCGGTAAGGAGATCGACCGGCTCGAACGTCAGGCGGAAATCGACGCCGAACTGAACAAGCCCACCGCCGACCCGCTGACGAACAAACCGGCGCAGCCGGCAGGAGAAGACAAGACCGGGCGCGCATCCGCAGCGTATAAAAAGGCGTTCTGGAACGTCATGCGTTCGAAAAATCCGCATTATGATGTGGTCAACGCGCTGCAGGTCGGCACCGACAGCGAGGGCGGATATCTCGTCCCGGACGAATTCGAACGTACGCTGGTCGCCGCGCTCGAGGAAGAGAACATCTTCCGCTCTCTCGCCAGGGTCATCCAGACCTCGAGCGGCGATCGCAAAATCCCCGTCGTAACGACGCACGGTTCCGCGTCCTGGTTGGATGAAGAGGAACTCGTACCCGAAAGCGACGAGGCGTTCGGCCAGACCTCGATCGGTGCGTTCAAGCTCGGAACCTTCATCAAGGTATCGGACGAACTGCTCAACGACTCCGTATTCGACCTGCAGAGCTATATCACAACGGAGTTTGCGCGCAGGATCGGTCACAAGGAAGAGGAAGCGTTCTTTATCGGCGATGCGGACGGGAAGCCGACCGGCATCTTCAACGCGACCGGTGGTGCGCAGGTCGGCGTCACGGCGGCAGGTACGACGGCGGTAACGGTCGACGAAGTACTCGATCTGTTCTATAGCCTGAAATCGCCGTACCGGAAGAAGGCCGTGTTCGTCATGAACGATACGACGGTAAAGGCGATCCGCAAGCTCAAGGACGGTCAGGGTCAGTATCTCTGGCAGCCCGCACTGACGGCCGGTACGCCGGATTCGATTCTGAATCGGCCGGTGTATACGTCTTCGTATGTGCCGACGATTGCCGCGGGCAACAAATCTCTTGCGTTCGGCGATTTCTCCTACTACTGGATCGCCGATCGTCAGGGCCGTTCCTTCAAACGGCTGAACGAGCTATTTGCCACCACCGGTCAGGTCGGCTTCATGGCGACGCAGCGCGTGGACGGCAAACTCATCTTGCCGGAAGCAATCAAGGTCCTGCAGCAGAAGGCGTAAGGAGAAAACGACATGGAATACAACGCGAAAAACTACAGGGAACAGGGCGGCGACAAGCTGGTCATCGGCGGCACGCTGGAGATTCAGGAGGGGGCCTCGGTTACGGGGCTTCCCGTCGCCGCGGCGGACCGTCCCGGCGTCGTCGGCATCGCCGCCAACCAACCAGCGAGTACCGCGGCCGATACCTCGGCGCTGGTCGCCGACTTCAATACGCTGCTGTCTGCACTGAAAGCCGCGGGTATCATGGCGGCGGACGAGTAACGATATGAGCACGCTGCTGGAGAAGGTCAAAGCGAATCTGATCCTCGATCATACGGAGGATGACGAACTGCTGCAGCAGTATATCGATGCGGCGGTTTCCTACGCGGAAGGGTATCAGCATTTGACTGTCGGAACGTACGAAGCGGCGGTCATGCCGCCGACGACCGAGCAGGCTGTGATCATGCTCGCATCCCACTTTTACGAGAGCCGGGACGGCAGCACGGGCGGGTTCTTCGCCGATAACGTGCAGGCCGGACAGCAGGTTTGGAACGCGGTGAATACGCTGCTCCGGCTCGATCGGGACTGGAAGGTCGGCGTATGAGCTTTGGCAAGATGAACGTGCGCATCTCGATCGCAGAGGAAACGGTAACAAAAGATTCCGACGGATTCGCAACAAAAACCGATACCGTCCTTACTTCCACTCACGCCTATCGGGAAGGGCGGCACGGTTCCCAGAAATGGGTCAACCGTGCCGCTTTTTCCGAGGCGACCGATCTCTTCCGATTCCGGACGATCCCCGGACTGACCGTTACGACGGAGCACGTGATCCTGTGCGACGGCGAGCGGTTCGAGATCACGTCGGTCGAGGACGTGAAGGGGCGAAAGATGTACATTGAGGTGCTGGCAAAGAAGATGGAGGCGTCCCGTGGCTAAGGTAACGATCAAAATGCCGACCGAGTTTATGGATCAGCTGGCAAAGGCTGCGGAGAAAACGGACACCGCGATTCTGAAAGCGCTCGAAGTCGGCGGAAAGGTCGTGTTTGAAACGATGAAGGCTAACCTGCGCTCGGCAATCGGACGGAATACGAAGTACCCCTCGCGTTCCACCGGCAAGCTGCTGGCGGCACTGGGCGTGTCGCCCGTCAAGCTGAACGACGAGGGTAACTATGACGTGAAGGTCGGCTTTTCGGAGGGTCGCGAGGTCAGCAACGCCAAACTCGCGAACATCCTCGAATACGGAAAACACGGCCAGCCGCCGAAACCGATTCTGAAGCCGACGCGCAGATCGAGCCGGAAGCCTTGTATCGAGGCGATGCAAACGGCACTAAAAGAGGAGCTGGGCCTGAAATGAGCATGCTGCAGGAATTGAATACGATTGTTGAGAACGCCGGCCTTCCTGTGGCGACCGGCGTTTTCTCCGGGACCGCGCCGGACGAGTATGTCGTGGTGACGCCGGGCTCGGAGCGATTCGAGCTGTTTTCGGACAATGCACCCGGCATGAATATCGAGGAAGCGCGGTTGTCGCTGTATACGAAGGGCAGCTATATCGAAAAGAAAGATCTGCTCGTTCGGATGCTGCTGACTGCCGGATTTACGATTACGGAACGCCGGTATATCGAACACGAGGACGATGCCGGCTATTACCATTATTCCGTTGATGTTGTTAAACCGTATTTCCTCGAAGAATCTTGAAAGCACAGATCATTCTTGAAAAAACATCGGAATAACAACTGCCTGTTTACCTCTTATATGACAGATAATGTAAGCAAATCATATAGGAGGGGAATATCTTGAAAAACATTACAATTGATCACCTTGTATCGCTTGCGCTGCAAGGATTCAAACACAATGGCGCAAGCGAAGGTTACATACGCAGACACTATTACACAGGATTTCGTCCGTTTATTAGGTATTGTGGAAGTGCTTCTACTGCTGACTGTACAGATGAGCTGATTAGCGAAGCTATCAAAAACGCGGAAGAAGCATGCGAACGAGGTGATCTTCATTGCACCCAACTTGATAAAATTCGGCGTAGTGGTGGTATTTTAAAACGTCTGCGGGATAGCCGTTCCCCAGACGACCTGCGGACATGGGCTCCCAAGCCCTTACACATCGAACCAACAAAAAAGGAGCTCGCAAATCCTAACAATATTTACGCGCTTGCTTGGCGTGCTAAGGAAGCAATGAGGGCCTTCGGCTTTTCTCCCGGTACGATGGACTGCTATCAGGGCCAAGGCTTCTATCCGATTCTTAAAGCATACTACTCTGCTGGGAAAATCGAATATTCGGAGAAATTCACAACTGCTTTTGTAGCTCAAAAGCGAAGCGAGTACGAAAGCGGGAAACTTAATCGGATCACTTGTCAGGTCATCCGAAAAGTCGCCTGCATGCTTAAAGAATATCGAAATACAGGCACATTATCGTGGCACTCACTACCGAATTATCATCTGCGGGAGCTTCCCGGTAAATATGCTGAGCTAATTACGGAGTTCGCTGTTCATCTTGCCAGCTTGGGTAATTTAAAGGACACCACTCAGCTTTCGGTATTGCGCATGTCAAAGTTATTCCTGCTCAGGTTGTATGATGCAGGTATTGAAAACATCACCAAAATCACACCCCGGATTGCGTGTGAAAAGATTAGTGAAGCGGCAGAGCACTACGGTGGCGGGCTGGATTTATTTTTGTATTGCTTACGCGTGTTCTTTGGATACCTGTACGATTCTGGGAGAACAACCGCCGATCTGCTTAATTCGATTCCGGATCACAGTCCTCGCAGGAAGCGAATCCGTGATGGCTTTACAGATACAGAAGTTAGCAGCCTTCTTGCCAGTCTCGACACCGCGACGTCACTCGGCAAGAGGGATTACGCTATTATCATGTTAGCGGCGACCACTGGACTTCGTGCTTGCGACATCGCTAACTTAAAGCGCGTAGATATAGATTGGCGTAATAAGCAAATCGGTATTGTACAGGAAAAAACGGGAGTCCCATTGTCGTTGCCGTTGCCCATTGACGCAGGAAATGCTCTTGCAGCATATATTCTGAACGCTCGGCCCAAATCTGGCGAACCGAATGTTTTTCTGACATGCAATTCACCATACAGGCCTTTAAAGGCAACATCGTTAGCCTCCATCGTGTCACGAGTGATGAAACGAGCAGATATCATCGATGCTCCGAACCGGAGAAGACAATTCCACAGTCTTCGCAGATACTTTGGAAGAAAACTTCTCGAAGCAAGCATACCGTTGGATATCCTGAGCGAAATGTTAGGACAGACGGATATAAATTCAGCAAAACCTTATATCGCCACATTCGAGGACGATCTGAAGTTATGCGCACTTAGCCTTGTGCCGCTAAGGGGGGTAGTAGAATGAGACAAGCATTCAAAAGCCTTCTTTCCGAGAGATTATATGAGTTCGTGCAATACAAGCAGTCTTTGGGGTATGCATATGATGCTGGAATCAAAAAACTTAAGATGTTTGATCGTTTCTGTGAGAACAGATTCCCAAACGGGTCCGACCTAACCAAGGAGATCTGTCTTGCATGGGCGATCAAGAGGGAAAGTGAAAAAAACAACACATTTCTCGTTCGCATCAGCCCTGTGCGAGAATTTGGCAAATATCTCATCAGCCTAGGAGAAGATGCATATGTGCTTTCGGGCCGATTTTGCAAGAAAAGCGCGCGGCCAACCCCGCATATTTATTCCGAAGATGAAATCGCCAGCATTTGGGCGGAGCTGGACAATCTCAGGCCCTGCAGTCAATTTCCGTGCTGGCATATAGTTGCTCCTGCGTTTATACGTTTGCTCTATTGCTGCGGATTACGTCCTGTTGAAGCACAAAGGTTAAGCGTTGGTGATGTCGATTTAACTGTTGGCAAGCTATCCATACGCGAATCAAAAGGCAATAAAGACCGTATAGTTATGATTGCCGATGACGTTTGCGATTACCTCCGCGACTACAATATTAAAATTAAAGCAATACTACCGGGTCGAGAATGGTTCTTTCCAACCTTGGTGGATAAGCCGTTTACTGCGGATGCCGCAAGTCGTGTGTTCCTCAGGATTAAGAAGCGACTACGATTCGACGAAAAATGTCCGATTCCTGCGAGACTTTATGATTTTCGTCATACCTTTGCAACCCACAAGTTTTATCAGTGGCTACGGGAAGGGAAAGAACTTACCTCTATGCTTCCGTACCTGAGCGCGTATATGGGTCATGAGCAGTTAAGCGACACATTTTATTACATTCATCTTGTTCCGGGACAATTGGAAACGATGTCGGGGCTAGACTTCTCCCGATACGAATCGCTTTTGCCGGAGGTGGCACAATGACGGATTTTTTTAAAACGGTGCGCGGATATATACTCGAGTACCTGCCCAAGCAACGATGCTTGAGTGAAAACACGATAACTTCTTACAAAGCAGGGCTCAACCTGCTGATTGGGTACCTTCGAAACGAGAAGCAGTTTAC